TAAAGAAGATATGATTAAAGATGGAACGGTAGTTATTGATGTTGGAGTTAATAGAGTAGGAGGCTCATTATGTGGAGATGTGGATTTTAAAACTGTTAAAAAGAAAACATCTTATATTACTCCTGTTCCAGGTGGGGTAGGTCCAATGACAATTGCTATGTTAATGGAAAATACTTATAAAGCTTACAAAAATAAACAAATAAAATGAAAAAGTACGTAATTGGTGACATTCACGGTAGATGGGAAGCATTGAAAGAAGTTCTAACTAAATGTAAATTCAACTACGAAAAAGATAAATTGATTGTTCTTGGGGATGTAGTTGATGGTGGATATAGAACATATGAAGTTGTAGAGGAATTGTTAAAGATTAAACATTTAGTTTACATTGTCGGTAATCATGACGAATGGTTTATGAATCATATAAAGTCAGGTTGGGTAGACCATATTTGGTTAAGTCAAGGTGGAGAAAATACAATTAAGTCTTATATGAAAGAGAACACTTTAACAATACCAGTAACTCACCAAGACTTTTTTAATCGAGGAGTATATTGGCATGAGGAAGATAATTGTATGTTTGTTCATGGCGGATTTAAGCCGAAATTACACCCTAAAGATGAAACCAGACAAAATTTACTATGGGATAGAAATATAATTAATGTAGCTAGATTATATCATAAAACTGGAAAGAAAATAGGTAAGTGGGATAAAGTATTTATCGGCCACACTACTACACAATATATTATTAAAGGTTGTGTTCAACCATTACAATTCGCCAATCTTTGGATGCTTGATACTGGAGCAGGTTGGACAGGGACATTAAGCATTATGAATATTAAAACAGAAAAGTATTGTAGTAGTAGTATTCAAGAACCTGCTCGGTAAGTATGTCAATGTCAGAATATGGAAAAAGGATTTTTGAATTATATCAATGTCCATATTGTAAAAGCGACTTTTGGCATTTTAAACGACAACTTAAAGAATTTCATCCGATTTGTCACTACTGTCACCAAAAAATTTAAATAGTTCAAGTTTTATTGAAGTAATATGGCAGTAAAAATTGGAAATTTGAATCTGAATTTACTCAAGCGACTTTATTAGTCGCCACCATAAACTTTTTCTCCTCATATTTTAATGGTCAGAATAAAAGGCTGTAACCCTTTTGGTTCCGGTTCAAGTCCGGATGGGGAGATATGGGCACGTAGCTCAGTTTGTGGAGAGTGCTAGACTTTTAATCTAGTGGTCGGGGGTTCGAATCCCTCCGTGCCCACTCATGTCGACGTAGCAAATTGGTATATGCATGTGGCTGTTAGGAGGTAATCAGTGATAAGTAAAAACAAAGGAGATATAGCAGAACTCAAAGTTATGTTATACTTAGAACAAAAAGGGTTTACTGTGTTAACACCTTTTGGAGATAAAGCACGTTATGACGTAGTATATGAACGTGATGGAATCTTTAAAAGAGTACAGGTAAAATATGTTACTATGAAAGATGGTATCATTGAAGTTTACACAGAATCTACAAATGAAAAAGATGGCAAGAGAATTTGTAAGTATTATACATCTAAAGAAATTGACGAATTTTGGATATATTGTCCACAAACAGACAAATTATATTCGATTCCAATATTAGATGTAGAAAGACAAAGATCTTTGCGATTGAGAGTAGATAAACCTAAGAAAGAAGTTAATACAATTCGGTATGCTGATGATTATGAATTGCAGTGACCACAAGGTCTCGGTTCGATTCCGAGCGTCGACGTTGTGCGTATGTGGCTGACTGGTGAACGCGCTGGACTTAGAAGTCGTCTAAAAGCGTTTAGACTCAGAAATCCAGTTCCTTAGTGGTATTGCAGGTTCGATTCCTGCCATACGCATTTATATACTAGAGTATAATAAGATTTAAATATATGTTAAGATTTTTAAATTAAAATGAGCCCTAGTGTTCTCTGAGGACAGAGTTCAGTTACTTAGATTGGGACGCTAGATGTAATATTTTAATCGGTGATTAAATGGAAATCGAAACGACAATGTGGACCTGTACAACAACGGCCTCATCTAGTTTCTAGAATCCAAATAATCACCAATGATGAATTCTACACCATCTTCAGAGGTGATTATTAAAGTAATATGCCTGTGTAGCGTAACTTGGCTGACGCGACTGTCTTGTAAGCAGTTATATGCGAGTTCGAATCTCGTCACAGGCTTTCATGCATTGGTGGCCAAATGGTAAGGCAACTGTCTGCAACACAGTGACTGGGAGTTCGATTCTCCCCCAGTGCTTTATAGCAACGTAGTTTAACGGTAAAATACCGGGCTCATGTAATCATGAGCGAAGAGGAGAAATCCGATGATTGGAGATACCCGAAGAGTGGCGGTTCAATTCCGCTCGTTGCTATCATAATCACATCCGCCAAAAGTCTCCAATGATATGGTATGGAGAAGAAAGTTGTGGTCGCCTAACAAGTCCTCAACATTTAAGGCGTTGGGGCGTATTGCCGTGGGTGAACGAGCTGGTACGTTCGCTGGACTGCTATGACCCAGAGTCGAATGGGCTTGCTCAGTTTTGAATGGGACTAGCCCAGTATGGAAATCCAGGTCTTTCGGGGCATCAGGGTTCAAATCCCTGTCACGGCGTTTACGGGCGTGTGGTGAAACGGTATCATGCTTCGCTTGCAACGAAGTGTTTCGGGTTCAAGTCCCGACACTGTCCATCTTAAAAATGATATGGAAAAATTTGAAAAAAGGAAAGAAAAGGAAAAGTATATTCCTGCGTACTTGTAGAAGATGTGGGGTGTATTAATAAAACCACTGCAAGACGAGGCATGAATTGTGATGGGTGCAAATTACATCAACATATGGCTGTGCCAATGAAAAATGAAGTTTATTAAGGGGTAGTGGTGTACTGGATTAACATAAGTGGCTCCAGACCACTAGCAGGGAGTTCGATTCTCTCCTGCCCCATCTAATAGGTGATAAAATGGCGAAAAAAACAAGTAGAGTTAAAAGAGGAAAAGAAATTAGGCAGAATAGACCAAATTGGCGGAAGGTAGATGGACAATGGCAGAAAGTAACGAAGTGAGAAAAACAGTTGATGTAGAGAAAAGTTGTATAGTTTGCGGCGATAATTTTAAAGTTAGAATAAGAAAAAGTGATGGTAAGATAATGAGCAAGTGTTTCTACAGCCCAATGCAAAAATATTTTCTTGATGGATGGGGATATCAAATAAAAGATTATAAAGCTGAAGATAAATGGAATAGAAAAAATCTTAAAGTTCATTTCAAAAATAGGTTATGGAAGATTATTGCTTATACTAAACCACAGAGATGGATTGTTAGTAATATATGGTGGTTATTTAAAGGATGGCAGAAAATTGAATATTGGGAATGTAAAGATTGCTGTGGTGATTAATTATATAATTAATAACAAAAGATTTTTAAATTAAAATTTTGAGTATTTCTTTATCAGCATTTTATATTCATGAAGTTATTCAATTGGGAAGTAAAAAAGACCGGTGTGGAAACTAAAAGTTACCAGCCTGAAATTAATTCAAAAGGTACTACCCTTAAAGAAAAATTCAAGGGAGATGTGGCTATAAAGGAAGTTAAATTTCCAAAAAATTTAGGTGAGGCACATCCTTTTAATTTTAAACAAACGGAATTACTCTACAAAACCTATGGATTTGTTACTGGGGTTGTAGATAAATATATCGATTTTATAATTGGTCCGGGATTCTTTGTTAAGTCCGATGATGAAAAAGCGCAACAAATTATTGAGAAGACTATGCGTGATTTTAACTTCGATACTTTAATTCGTTCTTGGGTTAAAGAAGCATTAATTAAAGGTTCTGCATTTCTGGAAATGAGCGGTAAACCTGAAGAAGAACCTACTGGATATAAGATTTTAGATTCTAAATGGATGTTTGTTAAGCGGAATGATAAAGGAGAAATTGAGAAATTTAATCAAATTAAACTTAATAAACGAGGTCGAGCAGTGTCTGGAATAGATAAAAATGATTTTATTGAATTTGACACGCACGAAATTGCTTTCCTTCCACTTAATGTTGTGGGTGATGGGGTTTACGGATATGGGATTGTATCACCGGCTTTAGCAACTATAGATAACCTTATAGGATTAAGTAGTAATATGCATATGTTATTACATAGAAAAGCAAACGCTCCTATTCATGCAAAAATTGGTAATGAAGAGTTCATGCCAAATCCATCCGATGTTAGTGGTTTTGGGGAAAAGTTAGAAACTATGCATAATAAGAACGAGTGGGCGACAGATTGGTTAGTAGATTTAAAGGTTCTTGATTTCGGGAATATTGGTGATAAATTTGAAAGTGCATTAAAGTTTGATGAAGATATGCTTTTCTTTTCATTCCAAGTACCGGAAGTTATTATGGGTAGAGGAAGTGTACCAGAAGGATTAGCACAAGTACAGATGGATGGATTCGAAAGAAGAATTTTATCATTACAATCAGAAATTGAGAAAGTTATTGAACAAAATATTTTTAAAAGAATTCTAAACGCTAATGGACTTGATAGTCATGTAGAACTTGAATGGGGACAACCGAGCAGTATCGAAACTAATATACGGATTGAAAAAATTACAGAATTATTGAAATTACCTTTACTCGACTTTCATCTTAGAGGGATGTTGGAACAAGAGTTAGCCCAATTAATGGGATTCAACCCAAAAGAATTAGAAAGTAATGAAGAAGAGAGAGCGAGAGAGGAAGAAACCCCAGTTCCTATAATCCCCGGCCAAAATAGGTTGGAAATAATGACTAATTACGGAGAGGTTTATTTAGCGGAAGAAAATGCAAGTTCATGACGATAGTTGGCAATATGTAGCGGATGTTACACCGAGTGGAGAATTAACAGTAACTACTAATCCGTGGCGTACTATCAATGTGGCTATTTCTGGAATACCGCCTATAAATATTAGTGGGACTATTCCTGATGTTGTTAGTATTAGCGGAACTACAAATGTTGCCATTTCTGGTACACCATATGTTATTGCTTCGGGAACTTCTACTATTGCTGGAAGTATGGCAATTACTACTAATCCAGTTCCAGTTAGTGGATTAGTTAATCAAGGAACCATCCCGTGGCAAACTAGTGGAACATCAAATGTGTTAGGGAGTGTAGCAATAACTACAAATCCTGTTCCTGTAAGTGGAATAATTAATCAAGGAACTACTCCATGGCAAACGAGCGGAACTGCAAATGTTTTAGGAAGCGTAGCAATCACCGCTCTTGCAGGCGGAGTTGCAGTTAGTGGACCGAATCAAAATTATTATTATGATGGTACTAATTGGCAAAAAATTACAACTGATAAATCTACTCATTCAACGACAAATATCAAATATGAACATCATGAAATTCACAGAGGAAGAAGTTTTTCATTGTGTGGAAGTACATTGTTGGGAATTAACGATGAATTTGTTTTGGGAGTAACTACAAATACAGGAAGTAGATGGATACATGCAGTTTGGGATACTTCTACTAAAGGTGAAGCTAATATTGAAATTTGGGAAGGAGGAACATTATCCGGCGGAACAGTATTAAATCCTGTAAATAGAAATAGAAATGCAGGTATTGCTAGTGTACACACTTTCGCTGAAAATCCAACAATAAGCGGTGCAAGTCCAACATCAGGAACAAGGATGGAATATATTCATCTTGGGGCAGCACAAAAAGTAGGTGGTCTTATAGATAGGGCTAATGAATGGATATTAAAATCTGGAACATCATACATGTTTTTAGTTAGGTCAGAAGTAGCATCTAATCACATTTCAGCTTGTCTTAATTGGTACGAACATACAGATAAAACACAACAGTTTTGATTAAAATGGTAAATGACCACATATTTGCACAAACGAAACAAGTAAGTTTCAGTACAGAAGAGAATGGAAGTTTTGTAATTATTGAACCATTAGATAGAGCATTACTTATTACTGACATTTTAATAACATGGCGACATACATTATTAGAGCCAGAAGAAGGAGGAACTATTGAATTAAATAATCCAATACAATTAATGTTACAGATTGGTGATAATGATAATAGATTTGAATTGTGTGATTTAGAAACTAATAATGATACAAAATTTATGTATGGATTCCAGGGTGGATTTAAGTTTTGGAAAGGTGGAAGATTAGAATTATTTAAGAACTTTAATGGGAAAGTAACAGTAGTAGTAGGATATAACAGATTAGATGGAGCGGATTATACAACATGGCAAAGAAGCAGATAAAATGTGGTAAATGTGAAAGTAGCAAAATGAATACATGTAATTGTATTGCTAAATGTCAGTGTTGCGGTGCTATTAATATTAAAGAAGATAGTAATGATTATGGTTTAAAAGAATGGTTAGATTTTAACTACCTAGAATATCTAGGTGCAATATTTAAAGTAATTAACGAATATCAATTTACGGACCTTAAAGCGACAAGTCAATTAGATATTAAAGCTGGCAAGTTTACAGATGTAGAAGTAGATAATCTCCGTAAGGTTTTAAATAATGGGTTTCATAAAGGGAGAACTATTCGCGAAATTGCTGACGATATAACTCGTGACGTAAAACCTAAAGATTTATTCAGAATGAAAAATGGTAAAATAGTTTTAGATAAGGAAGGTAATCCAAGATTGCAGATGAGAGGAGAAAATCGAGGGATAGTCATTTCCAGAACTGAAACTACCCGTATAGCCAACCTCGGCGTTGTAGAACATTTCCAGACCAAAGGTGTAGAGAAATATAGTTGGGTAGCATCGCTTGGCGATAGGACATGCGTTATTTGTCAGGAATTAAATGGGCGGATATTTCCGATAATGTCAAGAGTATTACCACCGGCTCATGTTGGATGTAGATGTACAGTAGTGAATTTAATAACATAGGTGAATAAAATGCAAGAAAGACCTGTTTGTGGATATTGTGAAAAACCGGAAAGTGGAATTACTTTTATCGGTGGTAAAATAGCTTGCGGTAGTTGTGTATGTAAATGGCAGAAAAGAAAAATGGAAAGTGAAAGAAAATTATTAGAGGAAGATTAAAATGGTAATTGGAAAATGTCCGAGATGTGATGCTCGGTATACAAGAATGAGAATGACGACAGATTTTGTTCATGATTGTAATATTCCGGAAGCTATTGATGCTGCTAAACAAGAAGATGTAGTAAATATACATACTAATTTTACTAATCCAGACGGTACGTCGGGAAGTCAACCAGCAGGTGGAATTATGCTTAAAGGAACAGAAAACAAATTGTTCGGAACTGATGGTTGGTTAGAAGGAGAAGATGTAGAAACTGTTAATAGAAGAGGACGGTCAGTTAAGATTTATAGGTCCAGGAGTCATTTCGAATATATTGAAGATGGCGAACCGAGACAGTAGGCAATTATATAATTAATAACAAAAAATTTATTAATTAAAAATTTAGTGTTTATAATGCGTGTGGCTCTCCTGATTCACCGCATATAAATTAAAAGGAGTGATTTATTATGGTACAAGGTCTTAAAGATAAAAAATATCAATATTTTGGTAGTAATCGTGTTTATTATTCTGGTGTTCCAATTGGTTCTACAATTGCTTGGTCATGGGTTGGTTTTTCTGGAACCAATACAGGATTTGGTCCGCATGGAAATACAGAAAATCAAAGAGTAGCTTTAGTGAGTTCTGGAACTTCTGTTATGCAATGGAGTTATAATAGTGGATTATCCATTGCTGGTGAACTATTTGGTGGAGATTCATTTACTCAAGACGGAGTTAATGTAAGCGGCTTATGGGTAAGAAGTAGTGTAGCATCACAAAAATTCAGGTTGTGGGCATGGTGAGGTGTAGAAAATGAGTTATTTCAATCTTTTTCCAACTATTCTTCCGGGTAATTTAGTTATTAATGGAAATTTAACTGTTAATGGTACTACTACACTTGTCGGTGCAGCAACTACAGGGCAAGTTATTATTGATATTGATAATGATGAAGCGTTGATAGTAAGAAAAGATGGAGATGCAGGTGATATTTTCATAGTAGATACAACTAATTCTAATGTAATGTTACCTGATGATATTCCCCTTCAATTAGGAACGAGTGGAGATGGACAGATTTTATGGGAAACTGCTGACGCTAATGCGAATGCTTTTTTGGTAGCATTACCATCAGGCGGAGCTGTTGATGTTCCTGTTATGATTATCGGTAATAAAACCGCTCCCACTGTTATTAATGTGGATTTAGGGTTATTTAATGGTATAACTGCTCCGACACTGGCAATTCTTGATACTACAAACGCAGATTATTTATCATTTAGTCACGATGGTACTGATTCACATATTTCTTCAAACACTGGTTTTATAGAATTCAATGCTGGAAGTAATAATATAAGATTGTTAGATGACAATGGATTTATTTATGGAAATAGTAATGATGTGACTATGATTTTTGAAACAGCAGACGCAAATGCTAATGCTATGTTGTTGGCACTTCCCGAGGGAGCTGGCGCAAATGTTCCTGTTTTTGTTCTTGGTAACAAAACTGCACCAAGTGTTGTTAATGCAGACTTAGGGTTTTTCAATGGAACGACAGACCCAACTTTAGCATTAATTTCCACAGATAATACGAAATATGGTTATCTTCAAGCAGATGGTACTGATTTTTTAATATTAGCTAGTTCTGGGACTACAAAGGTTCAACGAACAAGCACAGCAGACGAAGATTTAATTGCTTTAACTGCAGATGTTCAAAGTACAGGAGCAACTGGCAATGATAACAGTTTGATTTCTGTTAAGTCAACAGGAACATTTAACTATGCAGGAAATACACTTGCAAACTTTTACATGCTCTATGCTGCTCAACCAGCAAGGCCATTTGGCATAATTAACAATATTTATGGATTATATATTGAGAATATTGACAACGCCTCCACAACTAACAATGCGATTAGGACAATGGGCGGGAGTTCTCAGTTTTTTTTAAATGCAGGTAATACATTTACAATTGATGCAGATACAACTGACCACACAGGGGCGAATGCATTTCTTGTGGATTTAGGGGTAAATAGCGCTTCTGTTAATGCGATTGGTGTACAAACCAGAGTTGGAACTGCTTTATCATCTACAGAAATCGTAAATGGGCTTTCAATTAATATAAATGGAAATGCTGGTGATGCAGCAGATTCTGAAATGCACGGAATTTATTTAACATCAGCAAATACAACAGGAAGCACAAGAAACTATGCAATGGACATAGACGGAACTTGGGATTATATGTTTCATGCTGGAACAGGACCTTTCTCTTTCGCAACTGGTGATGCTGTGAGTGATACAGAAGTTAGAATTGTTTCTCCTGCAAGTGGTGATCCAAAATTGACATTGTATCAAACTACAAGTGAAAGATTACGGATTCAATATCTTGATGCTGGAGATACAGCAGAGATTGATAGTGATGGACCACTGAAATTGTATACTAATAATGCTCTTGCGATAGCACTTTCTGGTTCCGGACGATTTATACATACACCAGCAATAACAACTTCTAGTGCCTCTGCTGTATTTGAAGTCACAGACGCAGCCCATACAGGTATTACAGCTGCTACAGAAAAGAATGCTGTTGATTTCGATTGTAGTTCTACTAAAACTTGGGCAGCTGGTGCAGGACCATTGGCAACACAAAGAGAATTTTTAATTCAAGCTCCTACATATGCAGGAGATGCTGGTGGCGCACTAACAATAACAGCAGCATCTACATTATACATTGACAATGCACCACAAGCAGGGGCAAATATGACTTTAAGTAATGCATATTCATTGTTTGTCGATGCAGGATTAGCAAGATTTGATGGAAATGGAACAGATGTTTTCGAACTTCCAGCTGATGCTACTGACCCAACAGGTGGTGGCGGGGCAGCAACAGGAAGAGTCCCGGTGAGGATTGGCGGAGCAACTGTATATCTACCATACTATTAAACCAAGTGAGGTATTAATAAAATGAAAGAAATGAATTTAAGCGGGGGGCTAAAAGTGATTGCTCTTAACGCAGTGAAAAATAATCCAGAAGGATATAAAGGTCTGGATAAGATAAGAACTGGTCTTAAGGTTGTGAAAATCTTAGAGAAAGGATTGCCTGTAGACCAAGAATTAACCATTGAAGAAAGAGAAAAGCAATACAAAGTAGTTATGGAAGAAGTTGAATTTAAATTACTTAAAGATTGTGTTAATGATATCCCATGGCGAGGATTAACACTAGAACTAGCAGGTAAATTACTTGATGCTATCGAAGAAGCAAAAGAGCCAGAAAATGATAGTAGCGAAAATTGAACCTGATGTTCTTAAACAAATAGTTGCCAGAAAACAAGCATTGGAGGAATTTGCAATTAAGTCGCTAGGTTATTATCCTCTAGTGCACCAAATGGCACAACGTGAAAATAGTATTTATCTTAATGAAGAATTTAATAAATTAGGATTAGATATTACTAAAAATTATCAAATAAACGACGAAACAGGTGAGGTTGTAGAAGTTGACGGCAAAAAGGGTTGAATCAATACGGCAAAAAGAAGCTGGTGATGTAATTGTTAGACTGATACAGCCTAAACTCATTCTTGATAAGAAATGGCTTAAAGGGATTACTTACAGTGATTTAAAAGATTTTCTTGTAGTTAAATATACTAAAGAACATGATAAACATTTACCTGTTTGGAAATATGATTTTGAAACCAATGATGGTGAAAAGCTAAAGAAAGCGATTTGGTGGAGTAGTATTGTTCATAGTGATATGAAAAAGAAAATATCGAGTTATAAAAAAAGTTGGCATAGAAGTAAAAAAGATTCTGAAAAATTAGAATATGCAAGAAATAAATTTAATCAAGAAGTAGACATTGAATATTTTCATACCGATGATTGGATGGATGCACAAGATAAATATATTGAATGGTGTTCTGAAAATGGAGAAACAGTTCACAGAATGCAAGTAGGTAAAGCGCACGGTGATGATTGATGGTACAACCAAAATTGGGGGAACGGATGGCAACATTGGAGAATGAAGTTAAGAATTTAAAAGAAGCTGGTAATCAACAGCATAAAGAGATTAAAAGCGATATCAGCAAAGTTGAAAAAAAGATTGATAGCTTCTTTGAGCAAATTAAAAAAAAGGCAGACAAAACTGAAGTAGAAAAGATTAATGTTAAGATGTGGGGAGCGTTAGTAACTTCTGTTATTGCTTTATTAGGTATCATAGGTTTTTTATTAAAACAAACTTTATTCTAAGTAATTATATAATTAATAACAAAAGATATTTAAATTAAAAATTTGAGTATTAATTCTAATGCCTATTCCTAATCCAGGAGATGATGAAAGTGAATCTGATTTTGTTGGGAGATGTGTTTCACAATTAACAAATGAAGACCCCGAAATGTCACAGGCACAAGCAGTGGCGATTTGTTTCGATACATATAGAAAAGCCAAACAGGGTGAAAAAATGGAAGATATTAAACGTGATGAAGATGGACATATTATAGTTGCGGAAAATGTTAAAATCCGATTTTCTGGTGATATGAATTTTATTGGTGAGTCTAGTGAAGATAAAGAAGAGGATGATAAAGATGACGAAGAGCAAGAAAGTGAGTGAGGATTTTGGAGCACAATTAGAAAAAGTTCCCATTCGTGGTATTGCTGTTCATTCAGGAGTAAGTCGAAATGGAATTCTCTACACTCCCGAAGAATTAAAAAAGTTTGCTAAAACATTAGAAGGCGTTAGTATTATTAAGGACCACGAAGCTAGTGTTGATAATGCAGTAGGTGTTGTAGAAAGAACAGATGCTATTAATGACGGAGAAATTGTTCATTATGAAGGATGGATTAAAGACCATAAATTATCCGAACAAGTTAAAGATGGTAGAGTTAAACACGTTTCTATTGGAGCGATGGTTGAGAAGTTAGTTAAGGAAGATGAAGATTCTGATGTATTTATTGCAAAAGGTATTCATGGAGTAGAACTTTCAACAGTAGTAGTTCCAGGAGTCCCGGGTGCATCTATTAGTCAGAGTTTAGAGAAACATGAGAAAGCCAAGACGACTAATGAAAAACTTAAAATTCCAGCAATTAGTGAAGATGTTAGCAAATTTACTAAAGTAAGTGAATGGAAAAAGAGTAAAAGTGTAAAGGAAGAGAATATTCCTGAAAGTAAAGGGGGAAAACTCAAAATGAAAGAAGAAAAAAATATTAATGAATCAGTTCCTAATGAAACTGATTCTAATGTTGAGGAGGAGGTCAAAAGAAAAATGACAGAAGAAAAAGTAAACGAATTGACTGCTTCACTTTCCGAAAAAGAAAGTTTACTTGCTGAAAAGGAAGATAAGCTTAAGGAAATGGAAGCAAAGTTAGTTAAAGCAGAAAAAGTACAAAAAGACGCTTTAGTAGAAAAATACAAAAAGTTGGCACAAGAGAAAAAAGTAGAAGTTAAAGATGTTTCTGAAGTTTCAGAAGAATCACTTAATTTACTTATTGAACAACTTGAAAGTGTGGTTGTTAAAGAAGAAGAAGAACCAGTAGCCGAACCAGTAGCCGAACCGGCAACTGAACCCGCAACAGAACCTGAAACAAAAGGTGAAGTTGGAGATGGAGAAGCAGCAGCTGAAGAAGGACTAGATAGTAATTTAGTCGCTGAAAAAGCTAATTTCGGAAGAGGATATTCTCTTTTCAGAGAGTCATACGACAAAAACAAGTATAAAAGACTTGCGAGGTAAATAAAAAATGGCAGCAGCAGGATTAGGAAACCCAGCAGGATACGTTCCAATTTTTGATGGTGGAAACCCAAGAATTATTGGTGGTTTAGCAAGAGCTGAAACTATTAGTGGAGGAGTTTTTGTTTATGCATCAGGAGCATCCGGCGTAGTTAGTTCGGGAACTAACAGTTTTGCAACATCAGATTTGTTATTCACAAAAGATGCGAGCGGAACACAATTTAATGGAATTGCAGTTCAGACAGCAGGAAGTAATACAGAACTAGCAGTAGCAACAAGAGGAGCATTTATTTTAGTATGTAATGGAACAGTTGTTCCAGGAGAAAGAGTACAATGCGACGGTAATAACGCAGTTTTACCATTAGGTTCAACTAAGGCGTCATTAGCAGATGGACCAAACTTACCAATCGGTAGAGCATTAACACAAGGAGCATCTGGTGGATACGCTATAATCGATATTAACGCATAAGGAGGAAAAGAAAAATGCCAGAATTCAAAAACATAAAAGAGTTTTTAGGAACAGGTCTAGGAACTGAGGGGCAATTGCTTATCCCACGGAAAATTCACGATGTTTTAATCGAGGAAGTGGATAAGGTTTTGATTCCAAGAAGTGAAGCAGCAATGTTTTTCGGACCAAGTGACATTCCTGGTTCAAGTATTGATGTAGACTTAGTAACTCCTAACCAAATGGATGTTAGAGTAGTTGCAGAGGGTGCAGAAATCCCACTTGACCAAACAGAATACACTTCATTCAACTTAAAACCTAAGAAGTATGGAGTAGCACTAAGAATAACAAGAGAATTGTTAGAAGATGCTAAATGGAACTTACTACAACACAACATCATGGTTGCAGGTAAACGATTAGCTGAAAATGAGAATAGTATTGTTATTTCAGGAGCACTTGATAACGCGTCCAATACAGTAGCAGGTGGAGCAGCAATAACAATTGCTAACATCACAAGAGCAATGCAGTATTTAGAAGATAGTGACTATCACCCAACATCATTCTTTGTTGGAATGGAAGTTTTATCTGACTTAAGAAATATTGATACATTTGTAGAGTTTGAGAAAATAGGAAACAAAGACATGCTTGAAAGAGGTTTCTTAGGAGTAATCTACGGAATGAATGTTATGAAAGTAAGTACAAATGCTGGAATGACAACAACAAGCTCTTATGTAACTGATAAAGACCATGCATATGTGATTGCGGAGAAGAGACCATTAACAGTGGAAAACTTTGAACTACCAACATACGACATGAGTGCAGCTGCAATTACTCAAAGGATTACAACAAGACAGTTGAGGGCAGCAGCAATTGCGAAAATTACAACATCATAAACCTTAATTGGTTTATTTTTTGTTTTTAATTTTTGCAATATATATGGAGGTCGTATAAAATGCCAAGAACAGGATTAAAAGAAGGATTAGGATTTGAAGAAGTTCAAGCAGGAAGTGAAGCAGCTTTACCTACACAAAATGCTTTTTTTACAGGAAGTGTAACTGCAACTAACTTTAGTGGTAATAATGTTTATGCAACAACATCAGTAGTAACACCAACTGTAAGTGTTACAACTTTAAGCGGAACTAATGTTTATGCTAAAACAGCTATTCATGGGGATACATTAGTAGCAGATACTACATTTAGTGGTACTACAACAGCGTTAGGAAATGCAGTAGTGACAGGTAGCGTTCAAGCAGCTTTAGGACAACTTACTACAATGAGTGGAACTAATATCTACGCCAAGACAGCTATTCATGGGGATACATTA